TAAACTCAAAAACAAACCAAGAAGCTGTAGACGCTCCTGAATCCTTAATACTAGAATATCCGTGAGTGTCAGCTGTTGCGTCTACTGTAACAGTATCTCCAGCGACTATTGTTCTTAAGCAAATCTGCGATATACCACCCGTTCTTTGTAAATCAGTACAACCGATTCCTATACCTGTATCTATTGCCATTTTATTATTATTTTAAATTGTTATTAATTTTGTTATTAATGTAGAGGAGGATTACTCCCCCTCTATCATTATTTTATATTTATATAAATATTGCCCACTTGTAAAGTGAATCAAATAAATATTGTACTCCTAACTTGAAGTAACCTCTAAAGAACATTTTTTCTTCTAAATCATCATAGAATACTTTGAATGAACCTTGTGGGTCAGTTACATCAGAACCGATAATTAAGTTATCTACAGAAGTATAACATATACCCTGAGTATAGTTAGTAGTTACACCACCAGCTGTATTAGCAAATAAAGATGGGTCTGTGTCAGCTAATATCGTGTCCCACTCATACATAGGAATAACTTGTACACCTCTAAACTTAACGATTTGGTAACCATCTTGAGTGTTAGTAATTGCTAAGTCAGCAGAAGTTCCTTCTAGGTTTTGTAAATACTTGTTAAAAACTAGAGGAGTTACAAAGAATCTCTTGTCTGCTGCTGCAACTTGTTGTAGAGCTGCTGGAGATTCATCATAAAGTTTTCTTAATGCTGCAATAACCTCTGCACTTGTTGGCTCGTTATCAGTTGCTGAAGCTACTGTAAATCTTGGTGCAGAACCAGCTCCCATTAATTTCATCCAACCGTCCATATTTCCATATCCAGATACTCCTGAAGCAGTATCATCACCCCAAGCTAATCTTACAACATCTTGAGCGATTCCTTTAGTTGCTCTGTTTACGATAGCGTCAGCTAATTGAGTTCCCTCAACATTCATTACATCAGCTCCGTTTCTGTACATTTCTTCAATGTAAGTACCAAAGAACTCATCAGTACACTGCTCTAAAGCTACTCTCATTCTACCAGCAGTGATAACTTTGTCATCAATGTTGAATTGAGTAGAACCAGAAGTTGCACTACATCCATCGTACTTTGCTACAATTTTAGTTAAAGCCGCAGAAGTATATACATTCATTTTATGCTTAACATTAGGAATTACCCTATAGTTTTTCATAATATCATCACTTCTGAATACTGGCTCATAAAATAATTCATTTAGTTGCGCTCCACTATAAGTAGCCGCTATACTATTTTTTGCTACATTTGCCATTTTTTTTCTTTTTTTTAGTTATTAAATTTTAATTTTATTCTGTTTGCCATTGCACTATAGAAAGATGCATTTGGGTCTACAGAAACTTTTTCCTCTACTATTAGAGGGTCTTTTTCTGTTTCTACCTTAGTTCCCTTAGCGTCAGCTTTGTTTACTAAAGTATTCAACTCTTCATTCTCTGTAGTAAGATTAGATACACTGTCATTTAAGTCAGAGATAACTGAATCTTTCTCAGATAATAAAGCTTCCAATTCTGTAATCTTATTTTCAAACGAAGAAAGTTTGTTTGAGATTTCTTCATTATCAATTAAGTTTACATTGATTTCAGTTTCTACAGTTTCTTCAGTTGCAGTTCCTTTTACAGAATTTACAATTTCATCAACTTTAGCACTGAACCAAGATTTTAAATCTTCTGTCATTGTCTTACTTTTTTGATTATTTAATTGATTTATAATTTCCTTTTCTGTCTTGTTCTTAAATTTAGAAATGTCAAAACTAGCAGCTACCTTAATAGCATCTGACACTCTATCAATAAAACCATACTCCAAGGCTTCTTCAGCATTAAACCAAGTTTCTTCATCCATCATAGATTTTATAGTCGCTAAGTTCAATCCTGTTTTCTTTTCATACACATTAGCAATTTCATCACTAAGTTTGTCTAATAGTTCAGCTGTCTTTCTCATATCTCCAGCTTCTCCCATAGTCTTACCCCACGCATTATGTATCATAAGTAAAGAATTTTCAGACATAATTACTTCGTCTGCTGCTAATGGTATAACACTTCCCATACTAGCAGCTATTCCCTCAATATAAGCTGTTACTTTACCCTGATATTTTTTTAGTGTGTTGTAAATAGCCATACCATCAAAGATTTCACCACCAACACTATTAATGTGTAAGTAAATATCTTTTCCGTCTAGCTGTTTTATTTCATTTACAAAATCAATAGCTGTAACACCATAACTACCAATCTCGTCATATAAATAAATGTCAGCGTACTTTTCTTTCTGCTTTGCATTTATTGAATACCAAGTTTGTTTATTATTTTTCATAATTACAAAAATAATTTTATTAAACAATCATCTTACGAAAAAAATGGAAAAAAGATTATCCTCTAATATTATTAGACATTTTTGACTTCTCTCTCTCCTTGTAAACTATGTTTTGTGCTGTCCTTTCGGTTATGTCATATTTTATAGATAAGTCCATAAAACTATGAGTTCTATTACCATCATTCGTTACAAGTAGTTTGTCAAAATCTTTTATTACCATATAATTTCTTAACCTCTTTGGGTCTATCATACCTCTCTCAATAAGATGAGATACAATGTCTTTTGTTGTTGGTTCATCACCAAACCTTAAAGATAATTCTAAATTTAAAGTTTCTATAAACTCTGATACTATCTTTACTTTATTTTTTCTTTGAGCCACTTTTTTTAGTTTTAGGTTTTGACACAGGTTTTTTCCACTCGTCTATCATCATACCCCAAAACTTGACCACAGCATTTCTACAAGAAGTACAATTAATATCTTGTTTTTGTTGTGGAAATAAATTATGCCACTCCCTAAACATATACTCTATAGACTCTGGTTTATGTTGGGCAAACTGTGAATTGTAAGATTTGTTTATGTCATATACATAACATATATCTTCTCTTACTTGACTTTTTACTTTTTTAGAAATTTCTTCTATATTCATATTATAATTTATTGGTTACTTATCCCACTTACCTACAGGACACTCCCCATAAAAATCTTTAGATAACTTAGATTTTGCTTGTAGAAAACATTTACATTTTCCACACCTTGCTCCCCAATCCCATTTAGGTTTTTTTAACATTAAAAAGTTGCGGTAGAAATTACAGCCTTTACATATATCTAATCTTTCTTTTTGTACTTTTTTATCAACAAACATTTCTTTATATCTTTTTATTTTAAAAACTAGCTTCTGATTCTATTGTCTTAACAGAGTTTTGTGTAGATGTAATATCTGCTTCTACAACCGTTACCCTACTACCACTTGACATCATTGATTGTCCCATAACATCAAATTGTGTTTGTGCAAATGAAGGACTGTTAGCTATACCTCCATCAGCAAACTTAACACCACCACCAGCTGAGTTCATAGCTGATAATTGACTTCTAAACATTGCTGTACTTCTTTTATTTATAACGGCTTCTCCTCCTTCTAACTCTACTACTCTACCACCTACAGCAAACTTCTCTCCTCCGTTAGTATGTGAGTTTCCATATACCATACCTCCATTAGCGAATGTTGAGCCTGTTCCAGCAAAACTATATAATGTACTACCACTACCTAAACCACCACCAGAACTACCTCCAGAACTACCTCCAGAACCGCCAGTTACACCAGCCCCTGCTTTTGGGTTTATACCAAACAAACCTTTTATACTAGCCATAACACCAATTATAGCAGCTATAGTACTAGCCATTGCTAATATGTTAAATGGGAAAACTAATTTAGATTGTTGTGTTACTCCTTGAGCAGCATTAGCTCCAGCCGCACCAAGACTAGCTATTATACCTTGTATTGTTACAGCGTTTTTACCTTGTTCTGTAACCATCTCTTGTATGTTTAACATAGCAGCTTTCTTAGATTCAAAATTACTAATCTCTTTTTGTAAATTTAAAAGAGATTCAGCAAGTGTAGCTGCTTGTGTAATTTTCACACCAATTAATCTAATAGCATTATATTTTTCATTTTCTCCAACAAGTTCTTGTAGTCCATCTCCTATCTCAGATATACTACCTATTTCTTCTAAATATGTTTGTCTTACAGCTTCGTGAGTATCTATTTGGTTTTTTCTTATTTGAGCTTCTATATCACCAACATCTTTTCCATATTGTTGATGTATTTTTAACTTTTCATTCAAAAACACTCTTTCTGCTTCTAACTCAATAAACCTTTGTTCAGCTTCAGATGTATTTATACCAATTGCAGACAAAGCTTCTCTTTTACCATCTTCAGCTGCAAGTATTTGTAATTTAGAGGTTTCTTTTGCTAATTTAATTCTTTCTTGAGCCAATTGTTTTTCTACTCTAATTCTTTCATCACCATCTAAAAGGTCTTGAGCTAAGAAATCTTCAAAAGCCTGAATTCTGGCTTTAGCCATAGTGTGATTATACGCCCTCTCATTTATTAGGTTTGTTTGTCTAAAGTTGTCTACAAGTTCCATACTTTCATTAAGATAGTTTTGTAGAGGTGTTATAGCGTCTTTCGTTGCAGAGGTAGTTCTTTTAGAGCCTCCACCTGTTGGACTTAACAATTCGTTTAAAATGTCTACTCCACCAAGTCTATCAGATACAGCTGTTTTTAATTCTTCAAGCCTTTTATCCAAAGCTCCTTCTTCTACAAGCCTTTCAAATTCATCTATGGTTAAACCCTGTTCATCAAGTAGTTGTTGAGCCCTTTCTTTAGCTTCTTGTCTTCTAACATCTTGCGGAGAACTTGCGTTTGCAGCTACAAAGTCAGACCTTAAGTCTGCAATTACACCTTCCATATCTCCTTGAAAACCATAAACCTCATCAACAGCAAATCTAACTATATCAGCAGCAACAAAATCTTCTATAATATTTTCATATAATTTTGTATAAACACCAGCTAAAGCTTTGTTTTTTAAAGTTTTAATTAAATCATCTGTAGCTCTAGTTATATCTTCTGTTGTATCTTTTATATCTATAAGTTCTTCGTTTTCTGCTTTTAATGCTTTATTAATATTTGATATATCTATTTCTTCTTGTTTTCTTAGTCTTGATATCCTTCTTTTTTGTACCTCTCCCTCTCCTTCAATTTTAGCTATTTCTCTTCTTGTTCTTACAATAGAATCTAAACCAGCTTGTAATTTTACAATTTCTTTGTTTTCATCTTTCATAGCTGAGTTAATTTGGTCTTGTAAACTAACAGCTTTTTCTACTTCTTCATTTGTAAACATAAAACTAGCGGCTAACTCACCTAAAGCAATAACAGCTAAACCTATTCCCGTCTTAGCTAAACCTACCTTAAAAGCGTCTAAACCCTTTCTCGCTATAGCTAAAGCTCCTGTAAGAGCTCCTGAAGCTCCGCTAGCTGAAAAAAGTCCCTTAGTAAAAATTTTTGTTGCTATTGTTGCAGCTTTAGAACCAATAACATACGCAGCCAAAATTTTTATCACACCTCTTATTCTTTTTATAAGAGCTTGTGTTTTCTCTTCGGTTGCTACTAAACTATTTAAAAATTCCGCAAAACGAACCAATGTTTTTTTCATTGATTCTCCAAAATTACTTACAAGAGCTATAGAAAAACCTTCTATCGCAGACTTTACTTTTAGTATAGCGCCCTGTGTTGTGTCCCCTACAATATCAGCCATATTTTGTCCAGCTCCAGCAGAGTTTTCTAATTGTCTAGCTAAAGTGGCTACATCTTCAGCTCCATTAACCATAGTCTGGAAAGCTGCTACCTGTCTAACATCTACAAGTCCCAAAACATCTTGAAAATCATCACCAGCTTCAGACATATCTCTTAAACCTTTTAAAAGTTCTTCTAGGTTAGGAACTGTATTACCAAACCTTCTTGCTAGTTTTGATGTAGGGTCTTGTAGTTTAAGGAATATATTTCTTAAAGATGTACCAGCTATAGATGCTTCAATACCTGTGTCAGACAACTTTGACATAATAGCTGTTGTTTCTTCTATTGAAAATCCAGCTGCTGCTGCAATAGGAGCAACTTTAGTCATAGATGTCTGGAACTTTTCTATATCTAAAGCAGAACTTGTAAACGCTACAGCCATAACATCTACAACTCTAGTAGCTTCAGAAGCGTCTAGTCCAAAACCTCTAATAGCAGAACCAGCTACAGTTGCAGCTCTCGCTAGGTCAGAACCTGTTGCAACAGAAAGATTAATTGTAGCTTCTTGAGCATCAAGTATTTCCTGTGTTGTAAAACCTAATTTAGAAAAGTTAAGTTGTAGTTCAGCTACCTGTGAAGCGGTAAAGAATGTTGTTCTACCAAGTTCTGCCGCACTTTTTGATAATTGTTCAAACTCATCAAATGTAGCTCCACTTACCGCTCTTACTTTAGCCATAATAAATTCAAACTCTGTGAATGAACTTATCATAGCTGTCATAGCTTGGTTTACCCTTCTAAAAGCAGTAACTAATATAGAGAAAGCTGCGGCTCCTTTTACCACACCTTTAAACATTGAATCTTGTAGTTTATTACCTTTTTTGGTGGTGTTATTCACACCAGCCATTTGTTTACGAAGTCCTCTTAATTCAGTAGACTGTTCTTTAATAGATTTTGCTGTTTTAGAATACCTCTTAGCATCACCCTCTGATTGTTTTTTATTATCTCTTTGTTCTTTTCTAAGTTTTTTAAGACTGTCCTCTAGTTCTTTTATCCTACGAACACCCTCAACCTTAATACTAATTACTTTATCTATTTTTGCCATCTTGTTTTTTTATTAACCTACAAATATATCTACCACACCTTCTTCTTTTATAAAAGCTAGATACTCTGTCATTTCATTATTAAGAGCTACATCTAGACTATTATATACACCTAATTTTTGAGCCATTAAATCAGCTTTCTCTACAAAGTTAGACCTACTCATATCACCCCTACCAAATTTTGTTGGGTATTCTTGAGCTAATTCTTTAACTATATTTATAGCATATGTTTTTATTTCATTTGCGTTCATACCACCTGTTAGTCTTTTAACAACTAACCACTTTACAATAACAGCTACTTCTACACTAACCCCTCTACCATAACTTCCGTAACTATCAATTTTCTCCCAATAATCTGTAGAGTTGTCTATGTTTAAATCTATAATCTCCTTACCAACATTAACCCTAAAATTAAAACTATTAATTAATCTACCACTAGCAGAATGTTTTTGTTCTATAATGATTTGTTTCATTATATCAATTAAATCTTTTGCTATTTTTCTTAATTCTATTTCTATAAATTTAGCCATCTATAAACTTACTCTTTCTAATGGTTGTCCTTGAGCTACATCTTCTTCTGTAGTAGATTTAACTATAGGTTGTAAATTATCTAAATCGTCAGTAAAATATACTTTTACAAAATCACCAGCTGTGTTTTCGTAATATATAAAACCACCCTTTTGTTGTAAGTTTCCATTCTTATCTACAGTCAAAACTGATTTTAAAGGATTTGACCTTATACTTGATACAGGACTAGGATAACTAGATGTTGTTTTTGTTACTTTACTCATATCTTATGATTTTTCTATCCATTGTACACACTCTACTTTTGTTGTTACATTTTTTATTGGTGAGTAATCAATAATTTTGTTTATTCTCCAATATGTACCATCTACATATATTAATCTTGATAAATCTAAGTTTATCATATCAGACTTTTTTAAATTAAAATGCATTACCCTAATTCTAGGATTTGCTTTTAATTGGTCTATCATTTTTTTGTAATAGGTATTGTATAAACCTAATTTAGTTACAACCGCAGAACTATCATTTGGCGGTTGTACATCTTCATCATCATATGATAAATTGGCAAATTTGTTAGAAAAAGATATATCTTCCCAATCTACAAATGTCGCTCTTGCATATGTAGAAATTTGAACGGGAGCAAAATTGTAAGAAACAGGGACTGTAACAGCAGAGTCTAAACTTAAATTATATTTAGTAGCTAAATTAGCGCTGTTAGGACTTGTTGTCCATCCGTCATAATACAACACTCTTGGATTGTATTTAAACATTTTTGGAGGTCTTTCATATTCCGAACCCTTTATTTCACTTTGAAAAGGCCCATACAAAGATTCTTCACTATTTATAGCTGGTGTAAATATTCCTGTAAGACTAGAAAATCCATTTAAAGCACCGTTCCAATCATTCCAAGTAGAACTAAACAATGGATTAACAAACTTTGTGATACCCTTTCTAAAATTATCTCCTAAATTCTCATAGTAATTATAAAAGTGATATTCAGAACTAGCATCTCTAAACTCCCTATTTATGTAAGACATCAATCCATCACTACTATCGTTTTTATACTCAAAAGAAATCTCTTGTGTTAAACCAACCTGATACTTGTCCTCTATTTCTTTTGATAAATCTAACTTGTTAGTCCAATCATAAGCTAAAGATTTATCTTTGTAAAAATCATTATATGGTTCTATATATATTTTATTTAAAACAGGGTCTGTTCTAAATTGTAAATTAAACATATGAGCAACACCCTTTATAAAATCTATTTGTCTTACACTACAAGGTAATAACTCATTGAATTTATATGTTTCATCCCATTGATAGTCAGGATTATCAATAGATGATTTTTTTAATCTTGAAAATGGTATTTCATCATCTTCCCAAATGTTTACTATGTTATCAGTTCTGTTTACGTCATAAAATTTTAAATTATTTGCTAAACCCTGTATTCTTAAATTTGTAAAACTACCAGCGTATGACTTAAGGTCTTTATCTTGTAAGTTTACAACTCCCCATCTTACATTTAAGGCGGGAATAGAAGAGTAACACTTAACAGAAGCGTCTACATATATTTTGTCGCCAACACCTAAAAAAACATTTTCTTTTTTAGCGCTTATTTTAACGCAATTTATCAATGGTATATTAACAGCTCCACTATTATTGTATGAATAAGCGTTTGAAGGTTGAGTTTGACCTAAACCAATATAATTTTTAAAGTTATATTCTCCTACTTTTGAGTTGTCATTACTTGTTTGAAAAATAGTAGTGGTAGTTGCGCTTGAAGTGTCATATTTTCTTATTCTTAACTTTACATTGATTTTAGCCCCAATTCTTGCAAGCGTGCCTTGGTCATCATCAAAATTACCTATAACTAAATGAGCTGTATTTTCAAAATCGTAATATCCTGATTCCTGACAGGTGAACATACCTGTAGAAGAATCATAAACACTATTTTCATCAGATATCACAGAGTTAAACTTTAATCTTTGAAAACCTGTGTCCACTCCAGAAGTATTTATGGTTTGTGAGTTTGAAGCTACTAATATTTGTACATCTCTTGATGTAACATTAGAATCCCATATTGCCTTATTAGATTGTCCAGATGTTTGATTCCAATTTTGTCTAGTATGTGAAGATTGTTGAGCTAAAGCTTTGTTTCCTAAATTTGGAGGGAAGTGAGATATTAGTTTTTTAAAATCTGCATCATCAAAAAAATTACTTTCTATACTATATCCAGCATTGTTAGCTATCTTGTGTAACAAATTATATATATAAAAAGAAGGTCGCCAATCTTTAGGGACTACATTAAAATTAGACCCAGCATATGATGCTCCTAATAAGTTTAATCCTAATAAAGGGTCTTGTAAAGCTCCATAATCAATTACAGGAAAAACTATAGGACTTACAGATTGGTTAGAATCCCAAGTAGCAGCTATGTTTATAGGTGTGTATGTAAATGTATCTGTATCATCATATAAATCACATAAATACAAATCTTTTATTTTACTTAACCAACCATAGTTACCTCCAAATATAGTACAGTTGTAAGATAGTGGTCTTGAACTTTGTTTATTTCCTTTTATTTGTATCTTACCTTTAAAAAACTCTTGTGTATCTACTAAAATACGACAATCTTTTAAATCAGTAATAGATTTATCATCATCTATCTGAGCGTTATAAATATTGTTAAATAACTTGTTATTGTTTTTAGTTGCAGGAACATCAAAAGATTTAGAGAAATCTCCAAACTTAGTTTCAACATCTCTAGCGTCAGAAACTAAATAACTTAAAACCAAAGGAAAATTTTGACTATCTGTTATGTCTAATGTTCCTAAAACACCATTTGTGTAATCTAATATTTGTATTTCTATTTTACTCATTAGTTAGATTGTGTATTTAATTTATGTGAGAATATATAATCTATGTTAAACTTAACCAATCCTTCTGACTGACTAACTGTATTTATATTACTATTTTGTATTATTACAGGCATATAATCTCTTGTTGATGGGTGTGATGTAGGGTTTACAGCGTTAGCTCTTTTACTAGCTTCTGTTTCTAGTTCTATCCAAACATTAGGAGATGTTATAAGTTCCTCTAACCATTTAGCTTGTGTAGTGTTTAATGGTTCTGTAAATACACTACCACCTCTTGTTCCTGTTATACTTAATGTATCTATCTGACCTTTATATAAATCACCTCCTAATGGGTCGTTACTACTTGTAAAAGTAACCCCATCATATTGTTGTATGTATATCTGATTTGGAGCTTTTCTTTCAAAAAATGTTTTACTTACACTTACAGATTCCGTAACATCTCTTTTAGCTGTATAACTATCAATACCCCCTAATCTATTTAACCAATGAAACCTAACAAAATCATAAGCTCCACACTCATCTTCTGTGTCTATTTTATAATACCTTGTTTCACTACATTCGTAAGTTGTAGAACCGTTGTTTAATCTTAAACCAGCTTCGTAGTGTGTTGCTCCTGTGAATTTTGCTCCATTATTCCAACCTCCTCCACCTGTAGGAAAAGTATCAAGATATGCTGGAGATACATTTTGTACTATGTATTTACCAACATTTATTGTGTCTAGTGGAGCTGTACCAAATTGTCCACCACCAAATGGGTGTGTTCCAGAAACGCCAAGTGTACCTTTCCAATCTCTAATATTTATATAATCTACAGTTGCTCCAGATGCGTCTTTAGTTGTTACACGCATATAAAAATCACTTGTACTTAGACTAGTAGCTGTACCATTAAACTTTCTTAAGTAATACGATAAAAACTCTGCTTCTTCATCTAATCTTACTAACTTAGGCGTATAAGGGGTAGTAGTAAGACCTTTATCTCCATTAGGACAATTAGAGAAAAAGTATCTTTCTTTAAATGTAGTCCCCGTTATCATATGGTTAGCTGTTAGTGCAACAGGATTGTCGTAATGTTGTATAGCTGCGTTTACAACTCCAATAAAGCTAGTACTTTTTGATTGGTCGTGCGTACCGTCATTAGCTACAACTAAACTACTACCACCTGTTGTTTCTAAAACTTCAAATCTAATTCTTACATCAACAAACCTAAAAGAACCCTGAATACTTGTAAAGTCCCATAAATTATTTGTGGTATAATTACCTCCCATATTATAATCTTTAGACATATAACCCTTTTTAATAGGAACTAAAGTATAAGATAAATAATTCTTTACTAATGGTGCTATATCTACAGTAAATGTATGAAAATTATGTGTAGTATTAAGATTACTATATTGTGGGTCTATACCTTCGTTGCCCACATATGGAATATCTCTTGATTTTCTTATTGTACCAGCAAAATACATATCTGTACCTCCAAGATAATTTACATCTTTACCACTATAATCATTTCCAATATATACATCAAATAACGCATTTACTAAATCTCCAGACTGCAAATCAGCTTGAGTTGATAAATTTGTTATTCTTGATAATGTTGCTCCAAACTTAAACTGATAAATCAAAGGTTGATTACAACTGATTAGTTGTAGTCTATCACTACTATTATATCCTCTGATTGTTAAATCTGTAGCGTTTGGTTCTTTCATTACTGTTATGTTTGATACCCCTCCGTTTAAACTTACTGCCATAATTAATAAATTCTATATTTGTTGTTTAAATATTCTAATACATTGTTTATTTCACCATCTTCTAATAGTCTACCATAAACTATAATTTCAGAAACACCACCATCAAAATAATTACTGTTTGCACTATCAGAACCTAATGTTATACTAGCGTTCTCTAAACTACTAGAAGCAAAGCTACCAATGTGTGTATGAACAAAATTATTGTTATTTGACTTTATAAAAATTTGTCCATTACTCATATTTGCTTTTATAGCAATTATATTATATCCAGCTGTTGAACCAGAAGATGGTGAAGAAGGAGAAACAAAACCAGCAGTCCCATCTGAATCTGTAGCTTCTAAATAATATAAATCTGACCTATATCCTAATTGTAAACTTTTTGTATCTGTACCAAGATTATCAATACTCATCAAAAATCCTACACCCGTATTTTTATCAAATTTATAAACAGCGAAAGCTGTAAGGTGTAAATCTATACCCGCTTGTTCTCCTATAGTTTGTGTTATTTGATGTGATGTACCATTGAAATCAATGTATGCTTTTTCGTTAGCTCCATCATATCCATATCTTAATGGTTGTTTTGAAGATGTTGATTGTTCTACATCTCTACCTCCTCCAGAATAATCTGACCATATACTTGTTTTTCTTGTAGCTACATTGTGTGTAACTCCACTATCTGCTCTAAGCCAAGTAGTTAAGTTTTTTACTTGATTAGGATATTTTGATTTATTAGTAAAACATCTTGTAAACATTCTCATATCAAAAGACATAGTTATTTTTACTAATCTATCGTTTTTCTCTTCTTTATCTCTTTGTATAGATAAACTATCTTTATTTATATAAACCTGTGTAGGTGTTGGAGATGATGTAGATGGAGATGTTATTGTACCTCCACTATAGTTAATCAAGACATTGTCTAACCATTCCATAGCTAAGTCCTGTAAATTGTCCCACCTTCTTTGTAATGTTACCGCATCTTGTGCAGCTTTTTTGTAACTATTGTAAAATTCAAATTCTACTGTATATGTTTCAAAACCTTCGTAAACATCAGGAATAACTGATGTAGGTGGTTCCATCAACATAAGTGGATATATAACATTATGGTCTTGATTTACCGCTCCTTCATAGTTAAACTTAAAATCACCATAAGTCCATTTATCTTTAGCTACAGTAACAAAATCATTTAGTCTTGTGATAGCCATATCTTTTTACTTTTTTTTCTGTTGTGTTTATTTTTTAAGTGTATCTTAGTTCCAAGCATACCATTTCTTTCTGCTTGTAACTTTAACCACTTTTTGTACTCCTCTAATTTTTCTTTATCTTCTTCTGTAATCATTACATTACTTTATTTGGATTCCTAATTTTATCTGTTACTTCCGCTTCATAATCACTCACAGCTGTTTTCCAACTCATATATGTAAGAACTTTGTATAAATTAGTTTCCTTTACACTTTCAATACTATTTTTACCATCTACTGTAAAAACATTATCTTTAGCTAAACTGTACAGAGAATTTAACCAACCATAGGGTCTTATATACTTTTTATATAAACCTGCAGTGTTTACGCCTCCTGTACTACTCTTCCTTCCTCCGAAAACATTTGGAAAGTTCTTGTCAATTTGAGATTTTGTATGCTTAAAAAAAAACTGAACTCCCAGATGGTGTCCATTGTTAGATTTTTAAACTTTTCTGTCTTTTCCTTGACTAACTTTTCATCAAATACTTCTCCCGCTTCTCTGCATAAAATAGCCATCTGTTCTGGTAAGACATCAAAAATACCGTGTTTCATATTTTCAATAGTCATATCTAACTGAGTTGCTTCTATATAATCCCCAAAAGTGTTGTTATACATAGCTTCTTTTGGAAAAAAGTACTTCTTTTCTTCATATATAAACCCATCTACTCCTGTTGGTTTATATTCCTCTGTTAGCTGACCAATGAACGACATAGCATTAATAATACTGTCTACATCAATCTTTTTTATGGTTTCATCATCAAGTTTAGTTATATACTTAAATATATCAACATTCAGATTCATAATCTGTATATCATTTAAGTTAGAAAGAGGATTTTCTTTATTAAACTCTTCTCCTTCTTTCATAGAAGCCTGACAAATCTGTTCGTGCTTCTTTATAACTTCATACCACCCTAACCAATAATTTAGCGTAATGTCTTTCCATTCTGTAGGAACATCATATTTTTTCCCAGCAATATCTAATGTAACCATTTATTCTTCTATAATTAATTCAATTTCCTTTTTTAAAGTTTCTTCTTCGTATATATCAGTAATCTGACCAACCATCTCTGATGTTTTTACAAATAAATTGTCTTTTAACCTATTTATTTGTCCTTTCATAGAACTATTATTTATGCCAGATAAAAAACCTATTGTTGAAAATAAAACTAAATTAGGCAACATATATCTCCATTCCTCAGCAGTTTCTCCGTTAGCCTTGTTAGTTTCTCTAAATTCGTTAGAATAATTAATTATTGTGTTAAGAATACTGTTAAAATCATTAAATTTTCCCGCAACCTCATCTTCCGTAACATAATATACCACAGATTTAACATATCTCATATATTTTATCAATATATCTCTATGTTTGTCATTATCGCAATGAATTACAGCCATTTTATACAATTTTTACAAAAATAAAAATATCTATAATACAAACTACGAAAAAAGTAGAAATCTAGGCAAAATAGACGATTTTACCTGTATTTGACCATATTTCCTTGTTTACAGCCATTACAAGACAATCTACCATATCATCGTGCTTAGCAGATGGAAATTTTACACATTGTTGTATAAATTCTTCGTTCCAATCCCCTTTCAACAAACTTACTCTACCACTTTCAAGTGTAGCGGATATGTCTTGAACTCTTGCAACTTTATCCTTTGTTGGTGGTTTGTCCTCCCTTACATTAAGTCCTGTTTCTCTTTGTAGTGTCTGTACGATAGATTTACCAGAGGCTTTTGGTTCTACATATATTCTACTTCTGTTTGTATAACCATTTCTTTGTACCCATTGTGGTATAAACTTAACTAAATCAGGAAAATCTTTATGAACATTGACACAATTTACTATTTGCCATTTGTTTTCAACAAAAACATACGCAAGTAGTGCTGATGGGTCATTTTTTTGATTTGCAGTGTATGCAGGGTCAATTATAAAATTCACGACAGAATTTTCATCATATTTTTTGTCGGTATCTATTTTTAACCAATCTGCCCTTATCATACCACTGTTTAATGGTGTAGGTGTCTGCATTAGTTGTCCAGCATAACCATAACTACCCAAAGCTTCTTTATAATCTTGTAAAATCTCTTTACTAAATCTTGTTTCCCAAAATAAACCTTCTTTTGTGTAATAACTTTCTAATGACTTAGGTTTTACATCTGGAGATATTTCTGCGGGTATACAGATGTGTCTATACTTCATTCTGGTGTTTAATCCTCCAACTAAATAACCGCTGAGGTCGTTCTCGTGTATTCTCTGCATTATTATGATTCTGACCCCCGTCAAAGGATTATTTAAACGAGAGTAAAATGTTGTTCGGTACCACTCATTAGCATTTTCCCTTTCCACTTCAGACGCAGCATTTTTGGGGGAAACGGGGTCATCTATAATGAGAAAATCTGCTCCCTGACCTGTAATGGTACCTCCAACAGATGTTGCCCTTCTCATTCCCATAAAATTATTCTCATACCTTGCCTTTAAGTTTTGGTCTTTCTTGATATTAAAAACATCTCCCCATCTTTCCTGAAACCAATCACTTTGAATAACATCTCTACTTTTTGTTGCGTGCTCTATAGAAAGTTCTGCAGAATATGAAGCTGTAATGAACCTAAGTTTCGGGTCTTTAATCCAACACCATACAGGAAAAAGAACAGTAGTAATTAATGATTTAGTACTTCTAAATGGTACATTAATAACTATGTCCTTTGTTTTTGGTCTACCTTCAATAATTCTTTCTGCCTCTTCCTGTAATGTATTACACAAATATTTGTGATGCCAGTTTGTTGATAATGGTACTGATGGTTCTACTATATGCCAACTCAACTTAAAGAAATCGTAAAACGACATCTCAGAGAGTTTCATCTCAATAGCAAACTTAATAGGGTCGTCTTTAATCTTCAAACTCATCTAATCTTTTTCTTAACTCCTCAACAGATATATCTTCATTAAAATCAACTTTAATTCTTTTAGCTGTGTTGTCTGTAATCTCAGAAGAAGATAATTTAGGAACTGTGTAGTTCATTAATTTAGTAATTGCATTTATATACGCTTCTGGAGATTCGTGAAATAATTGTTCCAGAGCAATCTTAATCTTTGTTGAATGACCTTCCAAAGCCCAAGCTAAAGCATTTCTACTCATCGCAGTCGTTTTAGCCTTTCCTCTTGTCGGTTTAATACTATCTATCTTTTCTGTTGTAGGAGGTAAGTCCCTTTTAAGTTCAGATATAGATTCAATCTTTTTTCCATCTAAACTATTCTTAACATTGTTTTCCATTCCCTTAATGTCAGAACCATCTAAACCTAACCTTTTCCTTAAATCTTTTTTGTCCTTGTCCTTACTCATAACTTAATTTTTTACAAATATAAATAATCCCATATTACATATAACGAAATTTTTAGAAATAAATATAAAATTGAACTTAAAATTTTATTTGCATTGTATATAGCTTTAACTATATCTTTATACTTATCTTTATATATAAGGGTTCTATAAACCCTTCCCCAACCCTTCAATTATTTCTTTCCTTTTTTTTCGTAAATGTTTAATTCCAATACCATACCTTAGCAATACTTTTGTTTTACACTTGTGTGTTG